AAAGCCCAACCATCAATGATATCTCCATTAAGAATTAGTAGGTCTGTTGGATGCTTTTCTAAAAACTCTATAAACTCTTCAGCTTTAGAGTCTTTGGTTCCTAAGTGTAAGTCTGATACTACGATTGCTTGATACTTCATGACCAATAGTTGTGGTGTTGTTTAAAGAATTCTGGATTGTTTCTATTTACGTAACACTTGATCATTAACCAAAACATGTAGAATACGCCCTTATTTTTAAACCTTCTAGCCGAAGTATAGACGCCTTCTGTTTTATGTATTTTGAATTTTTTAGAATCTACTAAATGAGATACAGAATAGTCTTCAGCAAATAGCTCTTCTGGTTTGTATCCTCCGCATTCCCAATACGCCTTTGTATTCCAATATTGAAATCCTCCAACTGCGAAAGGAGTTCCAAGCCTAATGCTTAGAAGTTGAAATAAATCGAATAGCCTAAAAATCCAATTCCATTTTTTTTCTGTAACGAATGGAACGGTAATTAAGTCCTTGCTTTCTTGGCGTATTTTTTCTAGGAGATCTTTTTCCTTAAGCATTATGTCCGCGTCTAAAAATAGAATATACGGAGTGGTGACTAATTTACTGCCTTCTAATCTTGCTTTAGCGGGATATCCGCCTTTTATGATTTCTATATTTACAGAGTATTTAAAATCCATTTCTGTTCTCCACAACCACCACATGGACTCCTCTTCGTCTGAATTGTCTGCTATTATGATTCTTGTTGAGGCGATATTTTTTTGCATACATATCAAGCCTATGCAATCGTAAATGTTTATTCCTTCATTTTTACATGGAATAACAATGGTCAATATATCTTTTAGCATATCAATAAATAAAAACCCCCTAAAAAATTAGAGGGTTGTAGTATTAAGTTATTGTTAATTATTCTGTTTCTTTGGACGCATAAGTTTCAAATTGCTTTGCAGCTTTTGCATTAGTCGCTTTTAAATAATCCAAAGCTAATTCGTATCTTCCATTCATCATTTTAGACAGAAATAAATCGTCTTGTAAACTGTCCACTAATTTTTCTTGTTTTACTACCGTAGTTTTCAACTCAGTAATTTTTTCGTTCTGAGTGTACATCGTGTATAAGAATAACGCGACGCTAAATGTTGTTAGAAGCGGTTTTATGTATTGTTTCATTTCTTTCTGTTTTTAGTTTAAGCGATTTGTCGATAAAATATACCCATATTATTGAAATAAGGCTTGTAGGAATTAACATCAATCCGAATGCAATTAATACGTCTTTCATTTTATAAATTGAATTTGTTACCTATTGAAATATTGTTCATTAGTCCAAATTTTGGATTTGTGTTTATATTACCTCTATAAGCAACTAACAATGTAAACTTCTTAGAAAATTTATAACCAAAAGAAGTTCCTACTAATGCGTTAAATGTTCCGTCGTATTGAAAGCCTATCCATCTTTCTGCCCCTAAAAAAGTTACAGAATTTTTTCCAGCATCAAAATAGGGATTCGAGTAACTAAGTAATAGATCTGGAGTTATTAAAAATCTACCGGTTGTATATGTTCTGTTAATAAAAAACATTACTGAAGGCGCAACTATGTGCATTGGCGGTATAGAATCTGATTGCGTTACTTTTGTAAACGAAGAAGATAAATTAATTCCAAATCCCTTATTCCACTTGCCTTTATACATTTTTACGTAAGTGGCTGTAGTTGTTTTGCTATTGGCCAATTTAACATGAGATAAAAATAAATTGTTATTGCCTTTAGATACGAACACTGATAAACCTAATTGAGAACCATCTGTTGTAGCAAAACCATTTCCTCCATAACTGTAAACTCCATTTCTAGAAGACTTTCCCATTCCAAGAGAAACTGCTTGTAACCATCCGCCTACATAAGTAGGTTTTTGTAAGAATACAAAATCTGAAGATGTTAAGAATGCATTTGTTTTAACTAGTGATCCCTTTGGTCCAGGAGGAGGCGGAGGTGGAGGAGGCTGTAAGTTATTCACTTGCATTTGCATTTCTCTATTCTTTGCGTCTTGAGAAAATACAATAGTTGGTAATAACAATAATAGTAATAATAATTTTTTCATAGTTTTATTTTAATCCCACCAATTGCGAAGATCCGTTCCGTCGAATTTTTCCCAAGTAGTAAATTTGTTTCCTTTGATAATAGTCCATAACTCTTTCCACTCCTTCGCTTCTAACTGATGCGCGCGCTTGAATACTTTTCTACTGTGTTTCCTTTCTTCGGGAGTGTCTGTGTCTATCAACTCGTAATTTCCGCCTTCTAATTTTTTCCAATTTTTATCGTCGAAAAAATTCGTATAGTTTATTGGGCCTAACTCTGCTTCAACTCTTTCTAAGTAGTCATCGTCCAATTTGTGTTTAAGTAATTCTATTGCTCTACGTATTTGTTTTACTTTTACGTTTCTGGTTTCTGCTACTTCCATCCCTTTCTTACTCATGCCCTCTTCCATAATAACTAAAGAGCGATAAAATATCTCTAGGGTAAAAGTGTAATCCCACCAATCGTGGCTGTACAGCTCTTTTCTGAATTTCCAAATGTTCTTAAAAAAGGTTGGTATGCCTCTTGTAAGTACTTCTTTTATTCTGTATATTGTGTATTGTATGCTCATATTAATTGTAAATTTTTCATTCTGCGCTCTCTGGTCAGCTGCTTTACGTGGGTGTATAAATCTAATGTAGTACCGTCGAAGTCTTCCATAATCAGCTCTAATTCGTCACCAGATATACCGAAAGTGCCTTTAAAGTCCCGCTTCATCTTTCTTAAGATTTCTTTCTCGTCTTTAGCGTAATCGTCCATCAATCTTTTCCATCTGGCTCCGAATAAACTTCTGTGCTCTAACTGATCTTCGTAGAATCTTATGTCTTTGATTCTATCTTGTAGAAGATACGTTTCCATTTCTGCTTGATAGTAGTAATCTGAATGTTCGTAGTCGCCATTAACTATCTTATCATACAACGGAGATTTTTCTGGTAAAGTCTGTCTAACTTCGTATCGTCTCCACCACACAAACTGGCTATATCTCTTTGGAACTAACTTAGATAGTTGCTCTTCTAAAAACTCTCTCGCTAATTTTGTTGCTATCATAACTTTTATTTTAACATGTCGTAATGTCTTGGATAGATATGTAAGTTAGTTACCATCCAATGCATTTCTCCTACTGGAATATCTAACTGAAACGCTATCATCTCCATAAGCTTGGCAAATGTATACTGATCGTTACAGAAACCAAAAACTAAATCGATAGATCTTGCGAATACCGTTAAATGTAACTTATCGTCTTTTATATAGAAGTTAAGTACATCGTTACAAGGTGTATCGTATTTGTATCTGTCCAATTCGTTTATATCGTAATGTACAACAATTGCTCGTCTTGTTTCTTTATTAGTTTTAAGTTCTTGTATTACTCTTGATAGTTGATAGTTCTTGTTCCAAAAGTAACCATAATTAGAGTTGACTTCTGTAGTGCCTTCTACCATCATCTGTTTCCATATCTTGGCACGCTCTGCTATTTCGCTAGCATCACGATCTCCTTTAAGGTACCAGTTCCATTCGTACTCAGCATAGTCTTCGTTGAACTTACGTTGAGGTGTGGTAACAGTTTTGTTACTTACGTCTTGTAGTGTAAATGAAACGTTGAACTTAGCTTTAGTACCAGCGAATGATTCTCCGTTGGCGTTAATGTCGCTAAATAGTAATTCGAATGCGTCTGTGGCGTTTTTATATATCATACTTTTCTACTTCTATAAATTTAGATAAAAATTCAATTGGTTTTAAATCTCTGTAGCCTTCTAAATACACTACGCGTTTAATGCCTGATTGTATGATCAATTTACAACAATTTTGACACGGAGATAAACTTAAGTATAGGGTGCTGCCGTCTACTGCGTTACCGCTTTTTGCTGCTTTCAATATGGCATTCATTTCTGCGTGGATAACCTCGTCTTTGGTAACATTATTTTCTTCACAAGTATTATCCATTCCAGCCGGTGTGCCATTATACCCAAAACTTATTACGTTACCGTCCTTCACTAACACTGCACCTACTTTTGATCTGGTGCAGTGAGATAAAGTTCCTACTTCTTTTGCGATGTTGATAAATGTCTTATCTAACTTCTGTTGTTTTTGCATTATAATCCTGTTGATCCGAATCCACCAGCTCCACGCTCTGTGTTTCTGTCTGGTAACTCTTCTAATACGTGTACGTCCATATAACTTACAGGAATCAAAATAAACTGTGTTAGCTTTTGTCCTGGTTTAATTGTCGTATGAGATCTTCCTACATTGATTAAATGCAGATGAATTTCTCCTTCGTAATCTTCGTCAACTACGCAAGCTCCAACTGATAAATTTTGTTTTGTCGCAACTCCTGATTTGTTAAATGCGATTAATGCATAACCTGATGGAACGTGAGCTCTGATACCTGAAGGAATTAAAACTGATTCTCCTGTGTGGATAGTAGTTTCTTGAAAATCTTCTGGTACGTAGAAGTCTAAACCTGCTGAAAGGTTAGTTCCTCTACTTGGTGTTTTTACGTTTCTTGTCTTTTGAATGTTCATTCTGTACATTGTTTTGATAGTCGTTTAATGATCCCATATAGGCCACACAATCCAATAGATTGTCTTCCTTATGGTTATAAGATTGTCTCGACAACTTTAAGGCGATCATACAATTGTACATATCAACTGTAGTGATTTCCTTTCTTGATAATAGAGACGCAATCTTGGCTGCTTCTTGCATGCCTTCTTGAAAAGGGCCATACATACGCTCCTTTTCTTCGTTTCTTTCGAATACGATTTCGTTTGCTTTAAGTAGTATATTCATAGGATAAATATAAAAAATAAGGGGCTAATATAAAAACTAATCTTTGTAGTAGTTCTTAAAATCTTTGAAGTCTCCCCACTCTCGACTTGAATCCATGTCACTAGGTTTTATTGTTGGTTTGGGCATATTACCTGCTACGTTCCAAAACCAATCTCCTTGCTGCCCGTGAGTCTTTAGGAGTTCCCAACCTTTCGCATCGTATGTTTGTATAGAATCGAAAGGAGTCTGTATCCTTGAAGCTTTTAAGAATGGTCTATCGTGAGTATAAAATTTTGCTCGACCAAGTTCTCCGTCTTGTACGTTTCTTGCCACCGCAACTGCATTAAATTTAGTTTTTGGTAGAGCGATCTGTAAAGTGCGAGATAAAACTCCAGTAGAAAATACCGACCACATTGTTTCAATATCGGTGTCTTTAAAATTATCGTAAAATATTCTAACTCCGCCTGCCACTACCGATTCGTGCTTTAAACCGAAAGGCAGATATTTTGCACCTATTCTTTCAGCGAATTGTTTTGCCCAAATGTTTGCTGTTGGCATTGCTGGAATTTTTACAAATAATGGAATTCCGCCATTTTCTATTGCAGTTAGTTGGTGATCTGATGCCTCTTTGGAAGCTGGCATAACTAAATACAATTTCTTATTATACTTCTTTGCTAAGTGACAAAGCGAATAAGGTGCATAACCAGTTCTCGGCGCTACGTAAACCATGGCATCTTCTTTTACTTGAGATATGAAGAAGTCTCCCATCTTTGCTTTAGTACCGAATTGAAATTCACCATCATCGACTACATTGAATCCGTCGTACTGTTTTACTTTAAATGTAAAATCGTGCTTGTAATCTTTAGTCATGTCAAGGTAGTATTCTAAGTTCCTACCGTTTGACATGTCTAAATTAGATTCATCTGTTGTTTTATTTAAAAACATTAATTAGTATTTTTTAGTTTTTTGAAGTTCCTTACTTAAATTACTAATAGGAATTGGTGTTCCTACAGGGTAAGGGAATCCTTCTTTAGCCGCTGTTACAGATGTCATACCTGATTCAACTGGAACTGCTTTACG